CGCCATATTCGATTTCTGCGATGTCGGATTTGATGACATCAACGACGCCACCGGCTTCAGCGCCAACATTGTGGGAGACACCGCATAGCTTGTCGGTTGCAGCCGCGCCCTGGGCGACAGTGCCATCGGCGGAGCCGTGCTTGACGAAACGGTAGGGATTGACATCCCCTTCGACACGTTTGGACTTGATCAGACCGGGATTGCTCATGGTCTACTCCTTGTGCTTTCCGGCCTTGACCGCCGCGACGGCCTGGACGGAAGTGATCTCGATGCCCTTGGTCTTCTGGCTTTCCATGAAGCTGGCAGCTTCAGCGGCCAATTCCTGGGCATTCATTTCTTCTCCGTCGCCTTTGCCATCATCGGCGGAGACTTCGGAAAACTCTGCCACAGTGCCGAGGTTGGTCAGCAGCCCCTTGAAGAATGCGCGGGGGGTGACTTCCTTGGCATCATCGCCTTCAGCGAAAGCGACAGTGTCGTCTTCGCCATCGGGCAGCTTGGCCATGAACGCGGCCACGCCGACGGACAGACCTTCGGTCATCTTGCCGTCAGCGATCAGCTCAGCCACAAAGGCATCGGCTTCAGTGCGTGCCTGAGCCTCAGCGAAAGCGGCCTCACGTTTCGCCAAATCATCTTCGCGCTGCTTGAATGCAGCTTCCTGTTCCTTGGACACATCGTCCTCCTTATGGGGGTTGGTTTTATCCGGTTCCGAATAGGCGACGTCGCCATCGTCCGCACGGTCGGTAGCTGCCCCTTCGGTAAGCCACTGAACGTCCCACTGATCGATAGCCTTGTCCGCTTCTTCCAATCCGAACTCTTCGATGAAGAAGTCGCGGAGCCTCTGGAACATGCGCGGAACGATACGGTCGACGGTTTCACCGAATTCAACGATCAAACAATCGTCGTCGGCTTCGCCCAACTCGACGGATTTGAGTCCCTTCACTGCCGGTGGCTGAGCACCCAAGAAACCGACATGACAAAGCCCCCAACCGTTCTCCGCATAGTTGGCGGGGCTTCCAGGCTGGTAGAGCTTGGCAGACACTTTCTTGAACTTTTTCGAGCGGACCATTTCTACGAACTTGGGATCGGCGTCATCCACTTCGGCTAGCAGTATGTCACCATCCACCTTCAAGCTCTTGACCCACCCGTATGCGGGATCGTCTGTCTTGGGATGACCGATCACACACGGAGCTTCATGCTTCGCCGGGTCGTAACCTTCGGCGAGCTGCACGACGTCATCGTCCGAGATCGTCCACGCCCTGCCATTCATGTCTGTATGCGTTCCCGCTTTGAAAATCTGAATCAGCGGCACATCGCCACCTCCTTCGCGTTATTGATGGGATTTCGTTCAGTTCCCACCTTGTGTGAGAGGCACAAAAAAAGGCACCCGGAACTGTTCCGGGTGCCTTGTGGCTGGGTGGCCGATGTTGGAAGCAAGCATACGACATCGGAGAGCAAATGTCATCATACAGCGTTTTGCTCGTCGCTATCGACGTTGGACCTCCCCAGCATTCGCCCGGAATCGCGTTTAAATTTCAATTTAAAGATTTTCTAGACTCTTCGTCCGCTCCGGGACTCCGAAAATGCCTTACGCGGCAAATCCGGCGACATGGGTTGACCTGGGCTTTCTAGGGGCTTACTGTCTCTTTACGAAGACTCAGATGCGAAGATGGCTCGCGCAATCTGTGTCGGGCGGTCGGGCGGCCATCTCGTCCATGACCCTTTCCCCACTATTTCCCCCAGACCAATTTCCCGGAACGAAGACGATTGACCTCCTGCATCCTGCGGATGGGGATAAACGTCCATCCTGTGAACATTCCCCTGGAGGCATTCGCCACCAGGACCAGCAGCTTGTCTTTCTCAAGCTCCACCAACTTAATGAGACGCTTCCTGAGCACGACCTTGCCGGTGGCCTCGCTTTGCTCAAACGTCATCCAGATTTCGTAGGGGTCTTCGATCAGCTCCGGCAGGAGAGGTATGAACGGGGAACGGGAAATATCGATATGATCGGCCAGGGTGGCAGCATCAACGAGCAAGGGAGTGCCATCTGCCAGAGTGAAAACCTTCTCGGCCTCACCACCGATTGCTTTGCGGATCGCGCTCTCCATCTCGCCCCTGTCGGCTGCTTTTGATGCGAGCTTGGCCATGGGCTTGTCCGCCGGAACCTTGGCCGGACGTCCGGCCTCCTGATAGCTGCCTTGGGTTAATGGCTTCCAGCGCTTGGCTCCAGAATCCTGGAGCTGCCTGAAGGCATCCTCGGAGAGCTGACGCCCCCAAGCCGCCTCGCCCTGGTTGCTGGCAAAGCCCGGATGGATTCCTTCAGGAGCCTTCACCGTGCGCGGGCCGGTCGGCGTATTGATGGTATGCTCCACATACTCGATGTCGGGATCGTCGGAGACTTTCCAGCCACGGCGCTTGAGATCGCGCTCGGTGAGCACCTGAACGGTGCAACGGCAGCCCCAGCCGTTCATCGGGTAATGGGTGCGCCAGAATGGATGATCTATGGGCAGGATGAGACCATGCCACTTGCGATGCTGATCACGAGTGCGGTCATCGAGGACGGCCACATACCGGAGGTAGACTTGCTCACCGCGCTTTGCCCTGATCTGAGCGAGGCGCTGGGCTTGCTGCCAGCGACCGGCCATGTGTGCCTGTCTCAGATTCGTGTGGTAGATGACGCGAGTGCGCCAGCCTCGACCTCCATTGTAGCTCCAGCCATGGCGCTTGACGATGTCGTCGAAATCAGTTCGAAAGTCGGCAAGAGTGGTGCCGTTTTTGATTGCTTTTTGAATGGCACTCTGAAAATCGGTGAGCAGATCATCCTTCATGGCACCGGCCACGACGAAAGCGCGACCGTGTTCTCCCTCCCAGATATCCGTCCAATGGGACGTAGGCAGCCGCACCTTGTCAGCGAAGGTGTCTATCGCCTCCTGGAAGGGAGTGCCGCCATGCTTGATGCTAGTCGTCATCCTGAGCCGCCATTCCCTGGAGAGTGGAGAGAGCACCTGCGCTGGCCATGAGCGTGGCGAGGTCGTTCAGATCAAGATCGGTTTCAATATCGAGCAGCCGCTCACTCAGCTCCTCAAGCGAAGTTACGGTCGGATCGTTGACCAGCTCCTTGATGGCATCGATGGCTTCCTGCATGTGAGGAGCGGCCAGCTCATCGAGCTGATCCGTGAGCACATCCACGTCGTCGGCTTCAGCGCCTTCGGCAAACTCAGCCGAAGTGCCGCCCTGGGGAACGGTTGCCGCTTCCTCTTTTCGCTTCCATCCATCGCCATGGCGGCGGCGAAGCTCTTCATCGGTGTACTCGTATCCCATGTTGTGCATCTTCTCATCGCGATCCATGTTCGCTTTGACCTCTTCAGGGTCTTCGATGATGCGTGAGACTTTCGGATAGGCAGCGCCGGGGAAGTTCCAATCGGTGAGCCACTTGGCAGGACCATCATTAAAGGACTCGCACACGAGATCGGCATCGGACTTGATGATATCCAAGCGGACCTGGCTGTGGACGTCGGCGGTACCGACGTGGGGCTTGGCGTCAGTCGTACCAGTCTGGGAAAGGATGACCTTAGCGATGTCTCCATCCCAATACAGCAGGAACTTTTCGTAGTCGTCGCCAGCAGACTTGAGCGCTTCCAAGAGTGTCAGTTCAAACCCTTTCGGAATGGCCATAGCTCCACGAGTGCGGATGGCCATGGCAGCGGCCAAAGCCTTTGCCTTGTCTTTATCGTCGGCACTGTCGTCATATTTTGACAAGGCCGTCGGTGATGCGAACCGATCAAGATAGATCGCCCAGAACTTGCCGCCGTTTCTCTTCAGGTAAACAGGCCAATACAGGTAGTAGGCAAGCCCTCGACCATAGGGCGAGTCGTCATCATCAGCTCCGGCGCAGAACGTCCAAAACTTACGCTCAGGCATGACCCTACCATCGGGTTCACCCATGACCTTGAGCCTGACGTTGCCGTCCTTATCGAAGACGAAGCGCTTAGCCTTGCGAACCTTAATGTCATCGAGGACAACTTTGCCGTCCTCCATAAGCCAAAGGCACTCGGCAACAGCGTATCCGTAGAACACACCGGCCAGCATCATGCGGGTCTTACGGTCGAATTTAATGTTGTCGAGTTGTTCGCGGAGAAAGTCGGCAGCATCGCGATCCCGCTGATCATCACCACCGGGGGTGACCTTCCAGTCGCGAGCTATAACCGCGTCTTTGCGCTGCTGAAGACAGGACTCCACCTGTCCGTCGCGCATGAGCTTTTCATACTCCGCGAGATCCCCGCCCAGCGATTGAAGCACCGTGTCCTCATTGGGCATGATCTCGCCGACAAGGTTGTCGAGGCCATCGATGCCGCCAGCGGCAGAGTATTCAATCAAGTCAGCACTGCTAGTCTCAGTCATTCCATCCACTCCAATCTATTCCGGTCTCCAGGACCGAGGTAATGTCATTGCCGCTATGGTCCGGCCCGAACATGCCGATGTCACGGGTCTGGCCACCGACGAAAAATTCACATGGAGCCACATCATGAAGCGTGGCGATGTAGCCCAGTGCCAGAGCGATGGCGAAGTCGCCGTGCCGTTTCTTCTCGGGTTCCTTAAGGTCTTTTTTGGTGAGCTTCGGCAGCTTGATAATGCCGTCGATCACTTCCAGGGCGCGGAGGTCGTTTCGGAGGTTGCCGTCTTTAGGGATGTCGAAGGTGTCGTCCACAAATGCATCTTGGAAAGTCCGCATGTTGGCTTTGTACCAAGCATCGTTCAGCTTAACCTGGAGGATTCGATCATGGCCAAAGTCCTCAGCAGTATATTCAGCAATGGTTTCACCATTACCGCTTGCGTCCATCGCGCCTGCTCGGAAGCGCGGCAAGCGCTCAATACAATGGCAGAGGATTTGCCTTTGCTGACGAGTTGGTACGTTGTGCATCTCGATGACGAAAGGTGCGACACGAGAAAGGTTGTTCGGGACCGCGAGCGGTACGAATTGAGCGAAGTCTCGATGGCGAGCGTAATCAAATCCGAAGGAGTGCTCGATGGAGGTATCGAATTTTTCCAGGAGCGGCTGTACGTGCAGGTCAATCCAGTCCTCGACGAAGCTTTTGCGGTACTTCTTGGACTTGAGCGCCCACTCCTTGTCGAAGGACAGGCGGAGCACCGGACGCTCTTCGCGCATGGCTCGCTCAATGAGCACCGTTGGGATGGCTACGCCGGAACCGTCGCGCGGAATGCAGTCCAGCTCCTCGCGCATGGCCGCTTTGTTGGAGCCATAAGCCCCACGGACTTTTTTATACCACTCCTCTTTGTCTTCCACCGTCGCTTCCTTGCCTTGCATGAAGCAACGACGTTCATAGAGGCCGTTCTCCACGGCCATGTCAAAATCGCAGTAGAAAACTTTAAACGCATTCTCTCCAGCTCGTGCGTCTTTAATGAGCTGATTAAACGCATTCTGGGTGCCGTTGTGGGTGGAGATGATCCGCACCTTGCCGCCCCAGATCAGAAGAGCGAGAGCGGCATCGATGACGGCCTGGACGTTGTTATGGAATGCAGCCTCATCGATGATGACGATACCCTGGAGGCCGCGGATGTTCTCCGGGCGACTGGACAGCGCCATGATCTGGAAGCCGGTGGCGAAGCGGATTCGGTAGGCGGTGATGTAGCGTGTCTGATCCTTGACCTTGTCATAGTCCTGGAAAAGCACCACTTCAACGCCGGAATGGCTCATCTCTTCAGCGCCAGCTGCCATGACCTTGGCCATGTGGGCGCAGTAGCCAATGAACTCCAGCCCCTTTTCCTTGGTGTCACCGATGTAGTAGACGTTGTCGCCGCCAGCCTTTTTCTGCGAGGCGGCGGTGATGGCTACGTCCAGGGCCGTGGCGAAGGTGATGCCGGTTCGGCGTCCTTTCTCCGCGATGGTGAGGTCATGGCCAGCGCACAGCTTGATCCACTCGGACTGGTGCTTCATGAGCACGCCTTCCAGGCGCGGATCGAGATCGGTCCTGATCTCACGAACGCTGGCAGGGAACTCCTCTACATCGACAAGACGCTCAACATCTGCGGGGGGCGGCATCATGCTCATCAGAAAGCTCCCAAGACCTTTTCACGCCAGAATTGTGCGGCGTCGGCATCGAGGCCCTTTTCAATAGCCGCCTCCTCGACAGCCTTGGCAGCATCTTCCAGGGCTTGCTTGCGGGCTTCGGCCTTGATCTTCAGCTCACGATCCAGATCGAGGTTACTGGCCAGGGCGATGTTCTTCAGCGTCAGGGAAAGAGACTTGAGATCGCCCAGGTCAAAATCGACCTTGCCATCTTCGTCGTCGTCGGCATCAAGCATCTTGTCAAAGACCAGCGTTTTGAGCATCTCAGATGAGGCGCGGCCCAGGTCCGTCTTTTGAGCGGCCTCGCCGAGGCTGCTGGTCAGCCGATCTGCATACTCGCGAGCCATCTTCATTCGGTCATCCATCTTGCCGACACGCGTTGCATATCGGCTCAGGCCGGAACGGGAGAGAGGCTCCTCTCCGCGTTCTTCCAGGACCACGTTGAAGCGTTCCAGGATGGCCGTCTGGGTGACGCCTTCACGCAAGGCGCTGTTGATGGCTACCCTCAGGTCTTCATCCAGGAGATCGATTCTCGACGGCTTGCCTCGTGCCATAGCGACCTCCTACAGAGACGGCGTATCGACGCCGGATGCTTTCATCTGACCTCTGGCCACTTTCGCGCCATCCCTGGTCAGCTTGGCCACCATGCACTCCTCGCACTCGCCGGACAGTTCGATCAGGCCGTTGCTGGCCAGCCACTCCAGTTGGGTCCGAAGCCGGTCGCGATCCGCGTCAAATCCGAAGCTCCGGCTCGTGATCTTCTCGATGACGGCCTCATTGGCAGAGTGGCCAGGGAGTTCGAGCAGAACCCGGAGGACGCATAAACGGAAGCTCTCGGTGATATGTTTGATGTATGCGGCGTTCATCTCTCTATGCCTTCTGATTTCTTAGGAAGTTATCGAGGCGGGTTGCTAGTTCCCGCGTTGATTTTTGCGCCTCTTTGACGCCTTCGATTCGTTCTGCCAAGACGCGCACATCGCCCGACAGACTCTCCAGGGCTACTGTCAAATTCGATACCTCATCGCCGGTCGGGAGATCGGCGAGCTTGTCCTCGTTACGGGTGACGCGCTTCTCCAGCTCATCAACACCATCAGCAAGCTCGCCGTTTTTCTCTCCACAGGTGACGCGGCACTTCTTACAATCGCTCCTGGTCATAAATTTGCCGGTCAGGGCAAGCCCTCCAAGGAAGAGGAGAAGCTGGATCACAGCCAGGATGTATGGATAGTAAGCGCGAAAGAAGTGATCCACGGTCGCCTCCTAACCGGGCAGCTCTTCCAGGTTGCGAAGCTCATCCTGGAGGGCGGTCAGATCGATGTTGCTGGGAATCTCGACACCGGAGTCAGCCATGCGGATCACCAGCTTGGCCAGTACGGTGGCCGGGATGGTGATGGTCGAGGCGACGCCGAAGCTACCGGCCACACCGGCGGCCATGCCGAGGAGCGCTTCCTGGGTTTCGGGATCGGCGAAGAAAGACTGTTCAGCCATGACTTAAACCTCCTGCTCGGCGGGAGCGGGTTTCGGGTTGTCTTGGAAGGATTGGTAGAGAAGCTGGGCCGAGTTGAGGAGGTCCATGGCTTCTTTGGCCAGGGCCTCGTAATTGATGCGAGCGGCCTCGCAGTTGGCCAGATCGGACTCCAGGGCGGCAAGCTGGGCGCTGTCGCTCTGGGTGCCGCTCTCGGTGACGCTGACCTCGCCCTGGGCGGCCCCGCACTTCTCGGCGGCGATGCTCCAGGTCTTGGCCGCACCGATGGCCATATCGATGGCGATTTTGGCCTTGTTCATCACCGGCTTGAGCTTTTCGCCCGCCCACTTCTGCTGTTCGGGAGACAGGCTCGGCCATGCCTCCAGGTAGCCGTTGTGCAGATCGATGTAGGTCCGCCCCATCTGCTCGGTATAGAACCGGGCCTGTTCATGCGCCGGGTACTGCGACACCTGTTTGATCGCGCATCCGGTCGCCATGCCCACGCACAAAAGCAGAGCGAGCGTCACGGAACCTTTGCCCAGGGCGACACTCTTCTTTGCTGTCGCACGACCGATGGCAGCCCAGACAGCGCCAGCAGCAAAGATGAGCTGCTCGGCCATATAGGTCAGATCGGTGTCCGGCAGCTCGACGCCGAGCTTGGGCAGCACGACAGCCAGGATTTTGACCAGGACCATAACGATGATGCCCTGGTAGGTTTTACTCGCGAGGAAGTTCTTGGAACCGTTCACGGTGCCTCCTATTTTTTGACCAGCTCAAAATGAACGAGGTCGTTAAAATTCTGATCGGTCAGATCGCCGTCACCATCCCAATCCCCGCCCCAACGGAGTTCGACGCCTTCTTCCTTGGCTACGTCCAATACTTTGGACGCAAAGAAAGCACAGGCGCGTTCCTCCCAGATGACCCCCTTGCCGGAGACGTAGGGAGCGGCGTCAACGGCCTCGGAAAGCTCCGGGGCTTCGGCGTTGTGGCGGCTGTTCGGCCACTGAACCTTGGACTTGCCGTTGGCATAGGCAAGCTCCTGAGCGTTGCGCCCGCGACGACCACAAATGATCGTGCAATCGTGCTCTTTAACGACGCGTTTAAAGACGCGTTGAAGGTCGGGATGACAGGTCTTGAGACGTCTACGGGATGTCTTTCCAAATGACGGCACGGCCCCTCCTGTAATTGTGTCCCAAGGCGGAGGAAGTGAGCCGTGTAAGTCGCGAGCACGGCTCACCCCTCCTAGAGTGACCGAGGGACAATCGGTAGGA